AGAGAAACTATACAATTCATACTTTGCAAGGATGTGGGGCAACCATGAATACACATATCGTTTAGATGGATTTGAAGAAGCATGGGAAAAAAGAGTAAAAGGTTAGATGTAACATATTTGTTACACTTTATTGTTTTTATAAAAAAAAGTTAAAAAAAGTGCAGAAAACACTTTACATTAGTGATTAGATGTGATATAAGAGTTATAGAAACAATAATTAAGGAATTACAATATGGGTTATATAACATTCAAAGATCAAATGTTCGACAACGAGCATGGCGGTCCTTTTGATCGTGGCATTATGGATTCTTATTATGGTAGAGGGTATCAACCTCACAAATATGATAATGGTACTCATAACCTTGGTCGTATCGAAAAATTAACTGCCGAAGAAACTCATGCTTATTGCATGGGATTTGAATATAATGAAGAAAGCGGAGATAGAAAGGAATGGTAATGAACCAGTCACAAATAATGTTTGTAGCAGAATATACTCTGCTTAATGATGAAAAGTCAATTGCTTACTTTGATAGCCAAAGTAGCGCACTAGAATGGGTTAAAGATGCCAATAAATTTGGTTTACTAGATACCTTTATTATTGATCAACGTAGTGTTAAAATGGAAGAGTTTATATGATATTAATTGATTATAATGGAGTTGCCATCGGCAACTTCCTTGCTATGAAAATGCAGACTGACGAAGATTTACTCCGTCATATGGTTCTTAATTCAATTCGTATGTACCGCAAAAAGTACAGTAAAGAATTTGGTGAGATTGTTGTTGTTGCCGATGGTACTAATAACTGGCGTAAACGTGTGTTTCCTCAGTACAAAGCCAATCGTAAGAAATCACGTGAGAAATCTAGTGTAGATTGGAATGAAGTATTTCGTATTCTTAATACAGTACGTGATGAGATCCGTGATAACTTTCCTTATAAAGTAGTACATCAAGATGGGTGTGAAGCTGACGATTCAATAGCACAGATAGCTACGGCAACTCAAGAGTTCGGTAGATATGAGCCTGTTATGATTATATCAGCAGATAAAGATTTTGCTCAACTTCAAGTAAATAGTAATGTTAAGCAGTATTCTCCTATGACTAAGAAGCTTATTGTAGAGAAGAACCCTAGGACATTTTTACTTGAGCACGTGCTTAAAGGTGACTCGTCCGATGGTGTACCTAATGTATTATCAGATGATGATGTATTTGTAGATGGTCGTCGTCAGACACCTTTATCAGCTAAGAAGAAAGCTGCCTTAATGGAAGACCCCTCAGCTCTTGGTCAAGATGTCTTGCGTAATATACAACGTAATCGTACTATGATTGATCTAATGGAATTACCAGAAGCTATAAAACTGGATATTATAAATAACTATGATAGCCAAGATCCAACAGAAAATAAATCTAAGGTTCTAAACTATCTGATTAACAAACGTTGTAGATTATTAATTGAAAGTGTAGGAGAGTTTATTTTATGAAACTTGTTTATGAAGTCTTTGAGAAATATTCAAAGGCTAGAAGTAAAGAGGAGCGTATAGCTGTTCTTAAAGAGAATGAATCATGGTGGTTAAAAGATGTTATCCGTGGCACGATGGATGATACAGTCAGATGGAACTTACCTGCGGGTGCTCCACCTTATACTGAAAATAAACCTGAAAGTGCACCTTCCCAACTCAGTAAACAGCACAAGAAGTTCGTCAACTTTGTAGTAGGCGGACCTGGTGATAATATGAATGGGATCCGAAGGGAAAGATTGTTTATAGAAATTCTGGAAGCTATTCATCCGGAAGATGCTAAACTTGTAGTTGCTATGATTGCGAAAAAGAAGACCGTAAAAACATTAACTAGACCTATAGTAAACGAAGCCTTTCCTGGGCTTCTAAAGGACTAATATTGCCTAGCAAAATAAAAATAATTAACCAATGGGTCGAAGTAGAAATTCTACTTTGGCCTTTTTTACTTTAAGGAAACTATCTAATATGATCTCAGCTCAAATTGAACGTCTCAGACGTGACTCACGAGAACTGGTACAATACTCAAAGAAATTAGAAAAAAAGGGCAGAGCCGATCTTGTACATAAGATTATGCTAAAGAAACAATTTATAGATCAACATATTGAAGATGTAATAGCGGAGCAAAATTCTTCATAAAAACAGAAAATAAGTGTTTACATCTCCGCTAAGGTATGGTATAATAAATTAACTTAATTTAGTGGAGATGTATACTATGAATATTTTTATATTAGACAAGAGTCCAGTTGTCTCAGCACAACTACAGTGCGACAAACATGTAGTCAAAATGATTGTAGAATCAGCTCAGATGTTATCTACAGCACACAGAATGCTAGATGGTTACATGGAAACTCGTCCATCTAAATCTGGTAAACGCATGGTTAAATACTATGTACATACAGATCCTTACTTAGAAAAAAATCTATACAAGGCAGTTCATCACTATCACCCTTGTACTGTATGGACCTGTGAAACTAATTCTAATTACAATTGGCACTATAAACACTTCATTGCTTTATGTGACGAATATACTTATAGATATGGTAAAGTGCATGCTACAGATACTAAGATGCGTGATTTACTTAAACGTCCACCTGTAATGACTAACTACAGTAATGATAGAACACCATTCAGACTTGCAATGGCAGACTATCCAGAATGTATTGCCCTTGGTGATCCAATACAAGCATACCAAGCCTTCTATCAAACTAAACAAGATAGATTTAAAATGGTTTGGTCTAAACGTGATATACCGGAGTGGTTTAATGTTTCTGCTGCCTGATTATATACCAGTAGATGAATTATCAATAGGTGACACAAAAATGCGCCTCGTTGAGACAGCTAAAAAAAATCAATATATACAGTTATATTCTAGTCTATCAAAACAATGGAATATAATGTATAAAACAAATGTTGAACAAGAATGGATTGATTGGAAAAATTATGCCAGTGTACACAATAATAGACACAAACACAAAGAAAGAATGGGACGAAGTGATGTCTTGGTCAAGCCTAGAAAAGTTACTAAGCGAAAACCCAAATCTAAAGCAAAGTCTCGCAGTACCTAAAATAGTAAGTGCTGTTGGTGGAACACTTAAACATACTTCTGATGGTTGGAAAGATTTAACCAAAAGAATGCATGAAAAAGCTGGTAAAGAAAGTAAGATTATTAAATGAGTCGCAAGTCAACTAAGAGTATGATCCTCCGTTTGGACAATATGCCAGACTTTAATCCTATTACTGAAAATCAAAAACTTGCTGTAGACGCTTGGGACGAAGGTGATAATCTAATACTATCTGGTTCGGCTGGTACAGGTAAAACATTTCTTGCTGTATCACTAGCACTTGAAGATGCTCTTGATAAAGAAACGCCAGAGTTTGATAAGGTTACTATTGTTCGTTCTATAGTTCCTACACGTGATATAGGTTTTCTGCCTGGCAATGAAGATGAGAAAAAGCAAGCATATGCTGCACCTTATATTAGTATTCTGTCTGAATTGTTCCAAGACAAAGAAGCATGGATGAAACTCCAAGCCTCTAATAATATATCATTTGAATCGACATCATTTATACGTGGTACAACTTTTAATAATACTATTATAATTGTAGATGAAATGCAGAACTTAACCTTCCACGAACTTGACTCAGTCATTACTCGTGTCGGTACTAATTGTAAAATTATATTCTGTGGAGATTTCCATCAGTCTGATTTCCGCTTTGAAGATGAACGTAATGGACTGCCAGTATTTCTTAACATACTTGAGCAGATGAAAGACTTTACAACTATAAACTTTGATTGGAAAGATATTGTACGATCTGGTATTGTACGTGATTATATTATGACTAAGGAGATGAATGGAGTACGTTAATGAATAAATCTAACAGAAACACATTTAAGGTAAAATTATATTATGAGAAAATTCGAACACACACCAGTGGACCTAGGCTATGAAGACCTTATTGCTGAAACAAAACAATCGGGACGAACTTATCTTACCCCTGAAGGTAATAGATATCCTAGTATCACCACTGTCCTATCAATCCTCTCAAGAGACTCAATCGCAGCGTGGAGAGCAAGAGTAGGCGAAGAGGAAGCCAATAAGGTTTCTTATAGAGCATCTACACGTGGTACTGCAGTCCATGATATTGTTGAGAAGTATCTTGACAATGAGGAAATTGATAGAAGTAAGTATACACTAGATGTTATCCAAAGTTGGCTAAACTTAATGCCTATTTTGGACGAACGTATTGGTAAAATCTTTTCTCAAGAGACACCTTTGTATTCTAAGTATCTTGGTGTTGCTGGTAGGGTTGACTGCGTAGCAGAGTTTGATGGAGTACCTAGTATTATTGATTTTAAGACAAGTAAGAAACCTAAAAAACGTGAATGGGTAACAAACTACTTTACACAAGAGTCAGCATATGCTATAATGTGGGAAGAACGTACTGGCATGCCTATCACTAATCTCGTAACAATAATGGATGTGGATGGAAATGAACCTATTGTATTTAAAGAACATCGTGACACGTGGGCACCTAAGTTGCTTGAGACGATTGATCTATATCATCAGGACCAACGTAAAAGACCTCTCAGTTAGCCAGTGGCAAAGACGGAGATTAAAAAAGATAAATATATGTGTATTACTCGGTAAAGAGTATTGCATGAACAATTGGATAGAGAACACATTGGAAAAAGATAAATGAATATATTTTCTGTTTTAAATTTGCGCACGGAGTTTGAATCAATCTCTTATAACTTTAATCCTTCCTTTACAAGTGATATAGATAGTTTAAGAGCCTTTAAAAATGAAGGCTATAAGAAAAATCGTTTCCGTAAAGATTATGATAGGGCGGTTGAAATTGCGGAAGCAATTCTAGGAGAAGCAAGTG